AGCCCAACAACAACCCACGGCAGGTTCTGTCCTCGTGGAACACCCGCCGGGGCAAGGGCTCGTGGCAGGGCAAGTATCCGATCGACTTCATTGCCACCGGCTCCGTGGCCCCTATGCCAGCGCTGCGTCCGCTCGAGCGAGCCTTTAATCAGTCACGCGGTGCGATGAAAAGCATTCTGGATGTCGAGATGCGTAAGTCCCTCTCGGCGGCATTGCGGGCTTATGAACGCAGGAACAAGGCAGGCGACAAATGAAAAGCCCTGAGGCCGTTCTACGTAATGCACTCGTGACCACGACGGCCGTATCGTCGGTGGTGTCGAACCGCGTCTATCCGCTGCTTGCCCCACAGGCCGCGCCCCTGCCCTTCATCACCTACCGCCGCACGGGCATCCGCCGGATGCAGACGCTTGGCGCGCCGATGGGCGTGCCGCAGGTGAGCGTGGATTTCGACGTGTACGCCACGACCTACGAAGGGGCTCGTGACCTGGCCGACCGCTGCCGCTCCTGTCTGGATGGGTACGGGGGAACCTTCGACAATACGGTGGTACAGCAGACTTCGCTCGAAAACGAACAAGACGATTTCGTGCAGCTGGCCGGGGCGGACATGCCGCCTGTGTACAGCGTGAAACTTTCTTTCGACATCTGGTGGCAGGAGACATAGGCACATGAGCACCCCGCATGCCGGCTCGGGCACGACGTTTTCCTTCGGTGGCACCAACTTTACCGTCACGAATATCACGTACACGCTCACGGACGTGAATGCGGCCGACACGATTGACATCAGCCACCTCGGGCAAACCGTTGGCGCTGCCATTCTCACGCTCGACCGTCCGCTGACGGGTGCGGCGAACGACACGGGCCGCGAGGTGCAGATCGACTACATCGGCTCGTCTGTCATCAGCGACGGTGCCACTGGCACGCTGGCGATCACTGGCGGCATCAGCCTGTCGAAGGCTGCGACCGTCTCGAGCTCGTCGGTGACGCTCGCCGTGAACGACGTTATCCGGGGCTCGGCCACCTTCCGCGTGGCTCGCTAACGCACGGGAGGTTTTCCCGTGGCATCGTTCAGCACAGGCGTAGCCATCACCTGGGGAGGCTCTGCCTTCTCTGAGATTGTCGGCCTGGACTGGAACTACGGCGGCGGTGCCCCCAAGGGCCGCAGCGTCGTGTGGACCGATGACGCCGGCAGCGTCTCCGTTACCACGCTGGCGGGTGCCAACACGAGCACGGGCGAGTACGGCCTACGCAAGCAGCTCGTGATCTCGGGCGGCGGGCAATCCTTGACCGTGCAGGCAGTATGGGAATCGCTGAGCGTGTCGAACGAAGTGAACGGCGTGACCCGTTACACCGTCACGTTCAAGATCCTCGACGGGTGAACCATGGCACTGACACGAGAACAGATCGACGCAGCGGATGACGCCAAGATCATCAAGGTGCAAGCATTCGGCGGCGAGTGCTGCCTGCGGCTGATGAGCGTAGGCGAGCGCGACTCCTACGAGCTCAAGCTGGTGGAGGCCGGCGGCAAGGCGATCCCCGATTTCCGCTCTGAGCTCCTGAGCCGCACGCTGTGCGACGAAAAGGGCAACCTGCTCTATGCAGGCGAAGAAGGCGTGGAAGCGCTGAAGCGCCGCAGCAGCGACCAGATGCACAAGCTGTGGCAGGCGGCCATGAAGCACAACGCACTCACAGAGGAGGAGATCAAGAGACTAGCGGGGGAATGAACGCCCGTCCGACGCTTCAGTTCAAGATGCGTCTGGCGGGCCACCTGGGAAAGACACTCGCCGAGATCGACCAGATGGATTCTCGGGAGTTCTCTCGGTGGCTGGCGTTCTCTAGGTGGTTCTCTCCGCTGGCCGACAGTTGGACGCAAACCGGGATGCTGGCGAGCGCGATGCTTGCACCGTACTGCCCACGCGGCAAGGTGCCATCGGCGAGCGATTTCATCCCGATCGAAGACAAGGCACCGAAGCATCCGAACCAGATACGCGAAGTGCTCGAGCAGATGAAGCGCGACTTGGAAGGCTGAGATGGCAACCGTAGGACTAGGCTTTCAACTATCGGCCAATGCCACGCAGATGGCTGCGGGCATCAACGCTGGCGTCGTGGAGCTGCAAAAGCTTGGCTATGCCGCCAAGAGGACGCAGCAAGATGTCTCGACGCTGAAGACCATTGAGCTGTCGCGGGTCTTCATCTCCGCGATCCAATCGGTGGCCGGCTCGTTCACGTCGTTCGTGGCCGGGGCTGCGTCTGCGGTGGCCAGCGTGGACGATCTCAGCAAGCGTACGGGCGTTTCGGCCCAAACGCTCCAGGCATATCAGTTCGCAGCCGAGCAGTCTGGCGTCAGCGTCGAGACGTTTGGCAAGGGCATTCAGAAGCTTGGCATCAACCTTGGCGAAGCCCAGACGGGCAACAAGTCTGCGATCAAGTCTTTTGCGGATCTCGGGCTGTCGGTTCGTGATCTGGCCCAGCTTTCGCCAGAGCAGGCATTCGAGAAGGTGGCGGCAGCGATCTCGCAGCTGCCGAACCCGGCCCAGCAGGCGGCGGCTGCCGTTGGGCTGTTCGGCAAGAGCGGTGCCGAGCTCGTGCCGGTGTTCCAAGAGGGCGCGGGGTTTCTGGCAGAGATGCGAAAGCAGGCCGAGGGTCTGGGCCTGGTGCTCGGGCAGACGCAGGTGGCCAACCTCGCGCAGCTCGATGACTCATTCAGTGCCTTGGGCGCGACCGTGCAGGCGTTTAAGCAGCGAGTGACGGCTGACCTCGCCCCGGCACTCACGGAAGCGTCGAGGTCTGCGGCCGAGTTCATCGCGTCGATTGACGTGCAGGCTGTGGCAAAGGCAGCCGAGGGTGCGATCGCAAGCCTGGCCGACGCGGGGCGTGCGCTGGGTGAAACTTTTCTGATTATCTACAAAGCCTCTGCCCCGCTGGCCTCCGCTGTGCTGCCAGTCATTGCTGACACGCTGTCGCTGATCGGCAAGAACATCCAAGGCGCTGCCGTTGGTGCGCTTGCCGCCGCTGGTGCGTTTGCTGGGTACAGCCTTTCATGCGTTTCCGCGACTGCAGCCACGGCAGCGCTGACTGCCGCCGTGACCACGCTGCTTTCCCGCACTGGCGTCGGCCTGCTGGTCGTGGTGCTCGGGGCAGTGGCTGGCACGTACATCAACATGGCGACGGCCGCAGGCGATGCCAGCGACACAAGCACTGCAGCCGCCGACAGAATCACGCAGGCGATTTCCGAAACGAAGACGCAGATCGAGGCTGCGACCGGGTCCGTGAAGCAGTTTGGTGCAGAGGCCGAGTCCGCATTCAAGCTGCCCGCCGAAATCACCGACGCCACGCTGATTCAGGGCACTGTGGATGAGGCCACTTCCGCCTTCAAGAAATTTGCCCAAGAGGCTGGCAGTCTGTCGGCCGTGCCGAAGGAAGTGGCCGACGCTTTTGACACGCTCACGACAGACATCGAGAACATGAACGCTGCGGCCGTGGACGCTGGCGTAGGCCAGCAGTTCATCGCCGACTCTGCACGACAACTGCTGGCAGTGATTGAGAACATCACGCAGGCTAGGGCGGAAGAAAAGAAAGCCACAGACGCTGTGGCCGACGCGGCACGCAAGGCCAGCGAAGAGGCTGGCAAGCGAGTGCAGGGGCTTGCGCGAGCCGGCCTTGAGGATGGCGAGCGATCGCAACTAACTCTGTCGGAAGATTTGCTGGCGATCACCCGCACGATTGCCGACGCAGAGCAAGCATTGGCGGCAGCCCGCGAAGGCTCAGATTCTTTGGCGATTGCTGCAGCCCAAGAGCGGCTAGCGCTGACTCGGCAGACAGCCGCTGCCGCCACAGAGGCCGCGAAAGAGCAGGCCCGCCAGCGTTCGCTCGAGGCCCGTGGCCTTAACAAGTCGCTCTTCGAGCCGCCCTCGAATCTAAAGGACCAGCTTCAGCAGGTGCGTGACGCATTCGATGCTGGCGAGATCACGCGGCAGCAGGCCGCCACCGCGTTTAACAATCTCACCAAGAGCGCTGTCGAAACCTACAAAAACATCCAGGCAGAGCTCGCTGCCCCGGCCAATCGGGCGCTAGAGGCTTCGGACGTTCGCACACAGGCTGGCGCATCCGAGTTCATGCGGCTTGCAAGCGGCCGGCAAGATCCTGCCATTGAGCAGATGCGCGAGCAGCTGAAGGAGCTGCGCGAAGTAAAGCAGGCCGTTCGCTCCGTGTTCCCGCTTGAAGTGGTGAAGATCTAACCATGGCCATCATCGCCCACCGCGAAGTTCTCCCCCGCACTTTCTCGCACAAGTTCGGCGAGAGCCCCACGGCAGAACGCAAGTTCGTCGTGACCACGGACGCGCCGGAAGCGCACCAGACGCTGCTGAACACCGTAGGAATCTTCCACGGGGCCGTGCATCCTGAGTTTTCCTACCTGCTCTGCACCGAGGGCAACGTAACGGAGACGGATCGGC